GTTTTACTTTTTTCTGCCATAATTATTTACCAATTTTTACAGGACCAATAACCAGCTGTGAATACATCTTTTTTCTTTTGTACTGCATCGCAGTTATGTCTTGCTCTAAAACTTTTTCTACGCTTGGGTTGACTCTTTTTGATAGACAAATTCGGATCCCCATAACGCACTATTTTTACTTGATCTCCTTTCTTGGCTAAAACAGCAAATTTTTTGTTTTTGCCTGGAGTTCTTTTTTGTTGATTGTAACCAGAAAAAGTCTCCCCTCGATAGGATAGCCTACCGCTGGGAGATCTTTTTACATCTTTAGTCGTCGCCATTAATAGTTTTTTGTCAAAACTAATATGATCGAATAAGCATCGCCATTACTGTGTCCAACAGTTGTGAAATCTATATCTCCTGTGACTCCAGATCCAGCATTGTTAGGTATACCAGTGAACAAATCATAATATTCATCCCCGGTGCTATCAGCTGGTAATGGTATCGCAAGAACATTGGTCGAAGCGTCAAACTCTAAGTCTACGCCCATGCCTCTACAGGCCCAATATATTCTTGATATAGAAACGCTAGTACAGGCTTCACCTCTGCTATTTGTGGTTAATGCAGAAACATCAACCTTCTTAACAGAAGCCTCCCCTGTACCATCACTCTCGTTGGTAAACTTGAGTATAGCGGTTCTTTCTCCGTCTTGTATGGTTTGACTGGTTACTGTGTCAGCCATAATTACTCCTTACAGTTCAGTTGTTGCTGTACGTTCTTTTAAGGCTTCTACATAATCAACTGTCAGCACTTTGGCCGCAGCTGCCCCATTTTGTATGCCGAAAGAAACATTGAGTTCTTCATCGTCTGGAGCATTAGTATTTACTACTGTGCCAGCTTCCACGTTGTTTTGATATACGCGGAACTTCTGATCTCTAGGATTATAAACAAAACCGACAGTCATAAAAGTATCGTCTGCCAATGAATTCGGCAAAGTCAAAGTAGACTGTGTGCTATCTTTTTCTACGATAAAATCGATAGTCGCAGCACCATCCGCTTTCAAAAAGAAGATGCCGTCAGTAACGTCTAATGGGGTAGTATCAGTCAACTGTAAACCAGCTACAATGTCAGATTGTGTGGCGTCATTAGCCTTAAATCTGAAAAAGAAAGCTATCTGCTTACCAGCCTCATACTTAAACCCTTCTTTTTTTAATTGAAAGAAGTCGTGGTCATTATCTCCAGCTGCGTTTGTGATTTGTAGTAAACCACCATCGCCATCAATAAGCGCTTCTGCCGCAGATCCAGAGCCGTCCTCTGTTGTTGTTATTGTGAAATCACCAGCATTGTAGATGTTGAAATCTTCAAAATAGGTGTGATATTTATGATTTGAAGGTTCTTTTAGTAAACCTCCAGATCCAGTGGAGCTAACATTAGTAACTCCCGAAGTGAAATGTGTAGTCATAAACAGCCTCCTTATAAATAGCCATTGCGAACACCATGTCCGCAACATTTAATTCTACAAGTTGATAATACTATCTGATTAGGCATTTATCAATCTTATACGACTCACAAAAAAAAGGGAGCCGAAGCTCCCTTTTATAGCACTGAGTAATAAAGTGTGCTACGACTTCAAATTATGCGCCTTGAGATCCAAAGATTCCTCTCCAATCAGAGAAACCAAATGAATATCTTTCTCTAGCCTTGTATCTGATGTTACCGGTAGAAAAGTCTGGTTCCATAGAAGTCTCCATTGGAGATCTCTGGAACATTTTGAGGCCTTCACCCGCATCTGTAACAGATGTAAGGATGAAGTAAGCGTCTGGATCAGACAGATAATGATTAACCGAATAACCACCTGGTACAACACCAGTGTTGTTAATCGAGTTAAGGTCATTGTCAGCCGTTCCAGTTCTGCCTTGCGAGTTTAATATTCTGTCAGCAACAAATACGAGTTGCGGTGGAACGATTAAACGTGAGGCTTGAACGCTTATGATAAGTCCACGATCATCCGTAAAGGTCGATATATCGATTAGATTATCTTCCAATGACGCTTCGTTTAGATCAGCCATAGTAGTCGCTCTGTTTGCAGCTGAACCACCACCACTTAAAGGGTGATCTGTTGCAATCAGCGATTTACCATCGCCACCTGTGAAGCTGGATGAGAAAGCGTTATTTAAAACATCCGCGCCTTTGACTTCCTTAGTGTTAGCCATAGACATTGCCAATGCTTTTACATATCTCTTTCCAAGACTGTCATATAGATTGTCCTCAACGGCTTCTTCAGTTAAAGCGAACGCTAAACTCACTGTGTCGTGAGTGTAACGAGCTGTAAAACTTTCAGAAGCATTATCGAATTGGACGCCTTGCCCCTCTGATTTTAGAGGTGCAGAACCAAATCCTGTAATTAAGACTTCTTCCTCAAATGCTCTGTTTGAATCCTCGATAGCAAATATATCTTCATACTCTCTATCGTAGGTATCATAGGACATTCCAAAAAGTGCGTTTAAGCCAGGCTCTAGCTCTTTAGCTAGTTGTGCTCTTGATATAGCCATTATTTATCTCCTTATGCTAAACCAGCACCTTTCTGTCCCATAATGTGATTTTGTATCACACACAAAACATTGGTGTTAGCCGATGAAACATCGTCGTTATCAGGATCCTGGGATATGTCGAGTGCTTTCAATGGCAACGTAGCTGTAGTAGCTCCGGTTGTCACGTCAAGCTCTGCGTTAGATATTCCAGACGAGGTATCGCCAACTGGTGATCCATCAACAATGTCGAAGTTTCCGAACAAGTCAGCAACAGGCATAGCTGCGTCTGCTTGAACTTCAAAGACGACATTAGGATCATCAATTACGCTTGCAATTATATCGGAAGCAGCAATGCTACCGGGATAATGGTTTTTAAATACTTGCTCACCTGTGGTTGGATCAGTGTATTGTACTCCGTTAAACACTCCGACAATCGGAACAGTTCCAGTTGCGGCGTGTCTACCGATTACTCCCGCTGTCAACTGAGTTACAAGATCGCCTTGGAAAATTGGAGTTGTAGCTCCACTTGCGATTCTGTATCTTGATTGACCACCAGAGTAAGGTGCTCCACCCATCATGCGAACAGGTTTACATCCAAATGCGCTATCATTATTAGCCATAAGATATTCTCCTATTTATGATTGTTACTTTTTCCCAAAAGTAACATTGGATCTTCTATCAGCATCATATTTCACATATCTGCTATCTTTTTTAGAGTCACTAAACATAGTATTGTCTAACGCATCTTTTTTCATCGCAGTTTGATCCTCATAATAAGCATTACGCTCATTCTTAGTCTCAACAGGAATTTTCGCTAATAAAAGACCTTCACTATAAACTAAGCCAGCATGTCTTCCAGAGTCAGCAGTTGGAAATTCATATTCAGCTGGAAGGTCGGTTCCTCTTACGAGCTCCCATCCTTCTCTAATACGCCTTGCCACATTTGCTTTGTCTTCCTGTCCCAACATGGATTCTCTTATCCATCGATATTCGTACCCTTCTGGTGGTTCAGGAACCTCTAGTTTTCTAACTGGCCTCCATGGTTTTCTGCGAGAATTATTATCGTGAGACTCGGAATCACGGGATTTTCTGGAATGTACGTCTAAATTATTTTCTTCTGTCATTTTGCCTCCCTTGTTGCTAGTTTTTGTTTTTCTTTAGCCACAGATTTTAACCACGCTTCATCTGACATGCCGTGTGGTTTTAATCCTTGTAGAGTTTCGACTTCTGATTTTGTAAAACGTACGCCGTTCTCTTTGCCTTGTGTTTTTTGCCGACTCCCTACGGAAGCAGAGGCGACTCTTTGCACAGCGGGCCTATCCTCTTTTTGTTCGGCATTATCGGATCTAAGATCCGGATAAACTTTATAAATTCTGTTACTCAATTCATTGTAATAATCATCTGATTCTAAGTCATAACCTTCATTAGCCAAGGTGTTGTGGACATATTCTGCCCATGCAGTAGCTTCTGTGTTTTGATCGAACCAAGGATTGTTGTCTTTCCACTCCAAAGCCTTTTCTGAGGGTGGTGGCATCTGTTGTTGTACCTGTTGAATGTTTTGTTGTACTTCTTGCTGAGGCACAGTCTGAGCATTTGCAGATATTTGTTCTTGTCTCTGCCTTGCTATACGGACTTTTTCTTTTTGTAAGGCGACATCACTTTTTAGAGAGTCGGCTTTGGACATTAAATCAGCATCGCCAGAGGCATGAGCCTTTTTGTATAATTCATTAGCCTCACGCTCTTTTGTCTCTACTACCTCTTCCTCTTTAGCTAGAAGGTTCTGTTGTGCTGTAGAGGCTTGTTGATAGTAAGCAT